CTATTTACCTTTCGCTATATCCGCACGAATAAGCTGCTTTATATATCCCGCCTTATTCGGTACGCTTTCAAGCTTTTCGATAATGTCCTGTTCGGTGGTAGTAATGCAATCTATCTTAAACTGCTTTTTATATTTTGCCGCATACCTTTCCTGCGGTGTTTTCTTACGCTCACTCATCAGAATTGCCCCCTAACACCTGCCGCTTTACATAGTCAACGACCTCTGCTTCTGTTTCGCAGAGTTTCTTTTCTACATTAAAGCATACAGATAATTCGTTTTCTTTGTATGACACCTTCCAATAACTTCCGTTATCCATTACAGTGTATACAATGTCGCTCTTGTTTTTTGCCATTTTATCCTCCTCTATATGTCGTCTTGATTTTCTCAGCTCTTTATGATATAATAGGTCTTACGGAAGGGGTTGCGCCCCCTTCCTGCCTATGAGCTTAATTATTCGCTCTTGGGTTCGTTAGCCTTGTTGGGCTTCGGCTTTTGCAGTGTTACTGTAACCTTTACGCTCTTAACGGTCGGGTTGTTTTCTACTGCTTTTGCCAAGTCTTGCAAGGCTTTTGCTATATTGTTCATTTGCTCACCTCCCTTCTGTAATTATATTATACCATAGTCGTACGCCTATGTCAAGCGTTTTTTGAAAAATTTTTTAATTTTTTTTATAAAAAAGAAAAAAGCCCCGACGAAGACAAAAATATATCTTCGTCGGGGCTTAAAATTACTTTTTAAGGTATTTTACATTTATAGGCGACTGTATATCAAAGACGCCTGTAGTATCCTTACCGAGCACTGCTCTGTCGCCGACTACTTCGGTGACTATCCAAGTCTTTTCGAGTAGCCAGTCCTTTAACAGTGCTGTTCCGCCATACCACGTCGCACCGTCTTTTATCTGCACACGATCACCCTTGCGGATTTCTGCTGTAGGCTTGTCGGAAGTCCTACCGCCTATATCATCAACTTTTACCCAGCCTGTCACCGCACTACAGCCTTTCGGCGTGGTGATGCGAATCCTGCCGTTTACCGTATCATCTGCGGTATGTATGTAGTATGTGCCTGTCAGATGATTTGCGGGCTGTGATGTGGTTGACGAGCCATACAGTGCGGTATTTGACAGCTGTACCACGTCACCTGCCTTGTATGTCTTTACAATGGGCGTAGTATCAGGCTTAACAGGTTCTGACGGCTTTGCGGGGGTATCTGTGCCGCTGTGCGTCTTGTACCAGTAGTCAGTCTTTGCAGGATAGGCAATAAAGCATATATCAGAGTCGACGTCTTTGCCGCCGATGTTTTCAACGCCCCACTGCCATATCAGCTGACCAAAATCAAATTGACTAGGTATTTCGGGATCATGCGTCCAGTTTGCAAGCCATATATCTATACCATCCAGACGGTCACTGTCGTAATAGTTGAGCATCCACGACGGATTAGCATATATACCCGACGGCAGACCGATAGCAGTCATTTCAGCACAGAATTTGAGTGCCATATCTGTACGCTGTGCGGTTGTTAAATTGTCTATCTGCTTCTGCTCCTCCATGTCAAAGAACACAGGATATGATGGCTTTAAGCCTTTTACAGATTTTTTGCAAGCGGCAAGTTCCGCCTTAAAAGCATCGTCAGATGTTGCTTCAAAGTACCAGTACAGTCCATAAGGCATGTTGCGCTTCTGGCACTCGGACAGATTGCGTCTGAAATATGTATCCTCATCCGTGCGTATGCCGGCACGGATAATAACAAATTTCACGCCTGCCTTAACAGCAGCATCAAAGTCAAACTGTTCCTGCGCTCTGCTGACGTCAATTCCCTTAACTTTTAACATATTATTCGTCCTCACTTTCGTCTTTTTCAGTGCTATCGCCCTTAAGCTTCAGCTGCTTTAATACTTCCAACATCTTCTTAGGTATCGGGATACCCAGCCCTGCGGCGTTTTCCACAAGGGATATGCCCTCGTTTGCAATAAAGAACATAGTCACCGCCGACTGTAATACAGGTGTGCTATTAAGCACATAGGCATCCAGAACGTGCGCTACACCGACAAGCATAAGTATCAGTATCTTCTTTACAATACCTTTGAATCCTACCTCGCTTGACACGTCTTTGCGAACCACAGCACACGCCACGCCCGATATGTAATCAAGCACCATGCAGACAATAAGAGCGGCGAGCAGTGGCGTAAAATCGCCCCATATCCAGCCTATCACACCGCCTATAGTCGCAACTATACCGCCGAAAATTCCGTTTATTTTTTCCATAACTTTTTCCTTTCTGCTGATTATTCAGCTGTTATATTTGCAAGCTCCTGCCGGAGCTGTACTGCCTGTTCTTCGATTTCTGCCAGTTTTTTTCTGTCTGTTTCTGTTGCTGTACCCGCTGCAATTGCTCTTAACGGTCTTACCGCCTGTAAATCCAAGCGATCAAGCTCGGCGAGTATAACGCTATGTCTGTCTTCTATCGGGATTACCTGTATGCTGTCAAGATCTGCAAAGCCATTAGTCGGCGACATCAGTCTGACCTTTGCATACTGCTTAATTTCATCGGCAAGCCGAGTATTATCACTGATAATCATAGCCCCGTCAGGGATTGTTGTTTCATCTTCACCGCAAAGCCAGCTTCCGTCTTCATAAATAATCATGTTTGCCTCCTGTTATCAATCAAATAGCAGTATTTTGTATCCCCAACCGCCATTTCCTGCGAATGTGATTTTTCCGTCTGTTGTTAACGAATATACGATAGCAATGTCTGTTGAACCGTATATTGCTTTATGATCAACTGCCGTTGCCGGAGTAGTGTCAGTTATCACAAATGGGTAAGAAAAACTTTCGGAAGCACCGACAGCTGTATTCGATACCTTATAAAACTCGATATATGCCTGTTTTCTGGATGAAATATCTATTGCAGTTTGTAAAGCAGACCCCTGTTTAATCACTACAGTATTTACCGTGTTCGGCGGTACAACCCACGCTCCGTCACATCGTAAATAGCGATTTGACGCACCTTTTGCAGGTGCAGGAGCGTACCCCGCTGTTCCTGCGGCACTTGTTGATGAACCAACCAGTGCTTTCCATGTATCAGTAAACACGGCCGATGCAGGTACGGACTTTGCGAGGGTGTATGTGGTCGCCTTGGGGACACCATCCTTGATATATACCGGCTGTGTAGCACTTCCTGCATCGGTATTGATTTTGTCAGCACTCGTCGCCGCACCGCCTACCGATGAACTGCCGGCATAACTGTGAGTATGTCCACTTGAAGCTTTACTGTCCACAAGTGCTTTAAGTGCTTTGCCCTGTGCAGCTGATAAGCTATCTGTTGCACTGTCAGATGTCAGGTTGTTCTGTATTCCTCGCCATGTGTTAGTGTAGTTGCGTTCTACCCACGCACTCCATGTCCCGCTTGTGCACCATCTGCTGTACTCTTTTTTCGTTGTGACTGAAACAAAGACCTGCTCGGTAATAAAGTCCGCACTTGAAGCCCATCTTATGTTTTTTGCTATCATAAGGAACATTCCTGCCTGCGGTGCATTTGTAATGTTCGCCGATCCGCCTGCCGTCTTTTCAACGTAGTGTTTGATCTGTCCGGGTGCATCGCTTAAATTCAGTGTGTTAAGGTCAATCGTTTTTCCCGTAATGTCAATCGCTTCAAGTGCAGAGTGGTAATGGGAGTCCTTTACGATTGACATTGTGCCATCGCTGTTTACTATTACAGACGGACCTGTTTTTACGCCACCGAGGGTTTCACTTGCAACGGGAAGCTTGTATTTATCAGCTCCGGCTTCTATGCCGTCAAGCTTCGATTTATCAGAAGCGGAAAGCAATCCGGCTGATGTAGTTGTTGCAACACTATACTTAGTGTCAGGCGGTACCGCCCATGTGCCGTTTTCACAAAGATACTTTGATGTTCCTGCTGTCGTGGACGGTGCAGGAACAAGCCCTGCTTTTGCCCCTGTTCCCGATTTTGCAAACGGCGAATACTGCGTATCCGTAAATTTTGCATTTGCCGGAACATCAGATGCTACAGTATGACCGTTTACAGTAGCAGAGTTACCACCGTTTGCAGGCAGGCTTGCAGGGAAATCGGTTATCTGCGACTTTGTATGCATGTGGCCACTCGCCGCCGCTCCTATATCTGCCGCCGTATGCGTGTGATTGCTCGCAGCAAAATCGCTTGCGTGCTTGCCGTCTACCGTATCTGCATCACCGGACTTTATTTGTTCCCAGCTGTCCCACACTCCGTTACTCAGCGACCTGATGTACTGTGTCTTGTCACGTCTGCCCGATGTTGCTATCTGTGTTATATAATTTGCACTATGTGCAAATACTTGAACATAGCAATCATTATTAGAGTTGTTTCCGTTAGGTGCGTTTTGCGTCGGTTGATCGCTAGTTCCGAGTAACTCATAAATACCGTTTGTCATCAACGAGTTATAATCTCCACCGAAAACAAACCCTTTTTGTGCGGGGTAAAATTCATTAGCGTGTTTACCGTCCACAGTGTCGGCGTTACCGCCATCAGCCGGTAGGGCTGATGGCATATCTGATATATCAGCTGTCTTATGCTTATGTGCCTTGTCTGATTTTCCGTTAAGCGCAGTCTGTGTTGCCGAAGATATAGGCTTATTCACGTCTGATGTATTATCCGCATTGGCAAGCCCCACCTGCGCTTTTGTTACGCCGTGAGGATTTGTTTTGTCTGTCTTATGCCCGTCAAGTTCTTCTTCGGTAACGTAGCTTGTTTTATCAACATTTACAGTGATATTCGATGTGTCACTGATAGCGATAATCAATGACACATCATATGTGTACAGTTCGCTTTCGTCGGGAACTGTTTCGCCGTTCTCCGACTGCAAAATTGCAAAAAGGACTTCTGACTCGTCTTCTGCCGTTGCAAATAATCCCAACTGTTTAAAGATATATGACGATTTGACACCTGTGTTTGTAACTCTCAAAGTCACTCTGTAGCCTTCAGGTTGATTTGTTGCATTTGCTATAGTCGCATTTCGCACGGTACCCGAAAGCACACTCTGCTCCTTCAACTCGCTTTCGGGTACCGTGTCAGTGCCGCTTTTTGCGGCGGTAATCGTAACCTTTTTGCCGCCTATAGCTTTTTTTAGCACCTCTACGCCTGCATTTGTGACGCAGTAATTATTCCATTCCACTAATACTTACCTCCGTTTTATGATGACTGTACAGCGGTTTTATGCCTGTATAAAGATCATACGTTACGCTCGACACATACAACAGCTGTAGACTTAGATGTGCCGGAAGCTTGTCAGAGATAATCTGCCGTACATCCAGTAGCTTTGCAAGTCGTGCGTTTTGATCCATGTCGATCTTACACTCGAGATACTTATACCCCTCTGCCTGCCGCAATCGTATTTCTGCCGAAGCACCAAAAACTTTCATGATATATTGCTCAAGCGTTGAAGCCGAGCATTTAGCATCTCCGATAATCAGTGCAGTTAATACGGTTCTGCGCTCGTTCATTTCAAGCGTTTCATTTGTGTAGCCTAGCAAAAGCTTTTCAAGTTCCGTCAGCGCATTGCTATCGGCTGTAGCTATGTGCTGATTATCAACAATCTTGCTTATAGCTGCGTCGATCTCGTCCAACTGCTTTCCCTCGGTTTTTAACAGTGCATCAATTTCCTTGAATTTGAGCATAAAAACAGGGTACATACGGCGTAGTTCTTCGTAGCAAGTGTCAAGCGGCTTAGGAAAAATAACACTCATTTAAGCCCTCCTTATTCCATTGCCGACACTGTAAGCGTACCAAGTATCGGGACGCTATTTACGGAAATTGTGACGTTCGACGATTCGCCATCGAGAGTAAGATTGCTGTAGTCTATTATTGAATCGCAGTTAAGCAGAATATTTCCTATGCTCGTCAGCCTAACAATAGCGGTGTCGCTTTTGTTGTCAAGTGCAAGATCCTTGAAATATGCGATAAGCTTTTCTTCAATTTCGGTCTTTGCTACCTGCATAGACTTTTCTTTTGCAAGAGCCACAGAAACATTTACAGCGATAGATTTTTCTGTAGCGGCTTTTGCCGTAAATACACAGCCTATGTTCGCAAGACCTTCACCAAGTCCCTGCTTGTCCAGCGGGTCTATCTGCTTCTGCACTTCGTCAACCGTACTCTGTTCAGCACCCCGACCGTCTGCGCCAATCAGCACAGCTACAACGGTATTCGGACCGTTCTCAAGTGGTAATATTCGGGCATGACCTACGCCCGAAATTGCTTCACACCACGTCTTAAACTGCCTCTTATTGCCGTTCTGCGACGGCGTTGTGATTTTTTCTACAAGTCGCTGACGCAAATTATCATCGCTTTCTTCGTCAACGCCGTCGGTTACCACATCGCCGATGGTTGCACTTGACAGACCGACTATCGTGTTTACAGGCACGACAATATCACCAACGTTAACTCTATCGTCTAAGCTTCCAGCTTCTTCCGCACGAAGCACAAGGTTGTCGCCGCTTTTGACGACCTCAAAGAAAACGCTGTTATCAAAAAAACGACTGCCTACAGCAGGTGCCGTTCCAGTGTATTCAAGCAAATATTCGCTCTTTGTTGCTCCTATTCTTGATATTCCGTGCTCGTACGCTTTGCTGTCGAGCACTTCACCGTAGCACTTATCAAGCGAAAGATACTCGTTCAGTGCTGACATTTCCTCATACATACGAGCTATTATCTGGCACTGTCCTGCAATTGCATCATAGTATATGCTTCCTTGCCGTGTGTCTACATCATCGGGGGCGTTTGATAACGCCTCGTCAAGTAGCTTGTCATACGTCTTGTCGCTGAACATTTATATCTCCTCCTCAATTGTGGTATCTCCGAATATTGTACTCACAGAAAATGATACATACAGCATATCATCAACGTGCTCTACAGATACATTGGAAACACTCAACACTCTGTCGTCAACCTTCAGGGTATCCTCTATCAGAAACGCCATATTATCGGCGATATACTCGTCCGAAGCGTCTTCTTCTGTTATAGCTTCTCGTATTTCCGAGCCGTACTGATTATCATAGACACGACACTTAAAGCGTGGTGTTGACAGTGCCTTGCTTATCGCCTGTTTTACGGCTTCTATGCCGTCTATTTTGTCACTACCAACCGAATATGTGTCATAGTCAAGCGCATACGTCTTGCTCGGTTCGTTGACTTCCGTATCGACAGTGACGTTTATCGGTACATTCAGCATTACTTGTCACTCGCTTTCTTGTCAAGGCAATAGATTACATTGCCTGCTATAAGCAGATAAACACTATTACCTACCGACAGTTCTTTTTTTACACGCTCCGGCACAATTACGCTACGCTCGGTTATCAGCAACTGTTTATCTGACCGTGCCTGAAAAGTAATGGGTGACATTTTCAAGACATCTGCAACAAGGATCTCAGTTTTTCCGTTGCTGTTCATCGCTTGAATCAAGCCTTTCAAAGAACTCACTTTTTATCCTTTCTTCTCAAACGTTCCTATATCAACCCAGCCGTAAACCATGCTTTGATTGTCCGTGTGAACAAGCGCATACGGGTGTTTTGCCCCTGCACAAATATTCTGTACTTTCGCAGGACCGGCAGTAAGTAACGGACCTGTAGGCTCGTCGCTATTAGCTGTGTAATAATGCCGTCCTCCGTTAAACCACACTATATCACCAATCTGCGCATTGACTGTGCTACCGCTGTTACTGCCAGCTGACAGCACATTGCCCTGCACAAGTGTCAGTGTCAAAGACATTTGATGTCTGCCACCGCTGAATGTGTGTGTGTCGCTGTCGATATAGTATGATGCGGCAATATCAAGCGGCTTCAGTACGCAATATACGCACCGTCCCGAGATAAGCTCGGATTTGCCGTCAGCAGTGACCGACAAGCTGACAGACGGTTTTCCCTGTTCGTCAAGCAAAGACTTGGCCAACTCGTATATTTCACCTTCGCTTGCATCGTCGTTTGTACTTTGGCTGTCCTGGAACACGCCTATTTTTGCCTCAAGTGCGGTATTTGCTTCCTCTGCCACTGCCACATTATCCTTAGAGTACAGCTTAACTCGTGTCTTTATCTTCTCGATACTGCGAGTATATGTATACGCTGATATGTTGCGACCGCTTTCTATCATCCACTCGACAAGATGCTCCTTGCGCTCAATGAGGCTTAATTTGCCCTTACTTGCTACAATGGAGTGCTTAATGCCCGTAGCCTTATATTCTTCCTCCATTGCCGTTGTAAGCACATCATAAGCCGTAGAGTTCTTCTTGACGATAGACTCTATACACGCCGATGAGGAGCATACGCTATCATACGGGACACCGTAACGGCTACACACATCTACAAAGATTTCCGAGAGAGTATATCCCTCATAAACAAACGTATCTTTATTGTTTGACAGATATATGCCTAAATCGTAAGCCGTGACAGTCATAGAGTTGCCACGGCTTTCTGATATTTTCGTTATGATACCTTGGAAAATTTCTTTTTCGTCGTACAGTATGCAATGCCAGCCTTCTTCAGGTGATAGCTTAAAATTAACGTTTCTTGTACGATCATTCAGCATTGTAACTGTAACAGATCGGCTCGCACTTTCGTTTTTTCCCGACCACTTAACGCTTGATGTAGCTTCTGTAGCGTCAAAGACTTCGCTGTCACGGTTTACGAAATATAGTTTCATGTGCGCTTCTCCTTATGGTATTGCTAATACCTGCCCTGTGTGTATGGTATATTTAGAGCCCTTTTCGCTTTTGTTTGCGGCATCTATTGTTGACTTGTTATACTCGTACAGTTCTTTATATCGCTGTCCGTCCCCAAGCTGATAGTATGCGATACTGTATAAGCTATCATTATCTTTTACCACATAAGTCGCACTGCCGACAGTGTTATCGACACGATTAGTTTTCGTTCCTACAGCGACAGTCTGTGCGTTTATTGTAATTTTGGTTTTCAGCTTACGCACTTTGATTTCCTTGTATTCTTTCAGTGCTAAGGAGTAATATATTGTACCGACATCTCCGCCTTTTTCCGTTACGGTAAAGGAGTCAATCATGCAGTACATATTTATTCCACAGCCGGACACCACCAGTCTGACAGGTTTATTGCTCGCTTTCCACTTGCGTATTTTATTGACAAGAGAGCGAGGAGTATTCTTTACTTTTATGCCCGGAAAGGCTGTAACAGGAAAGAAAGAAGAAAAACTTATCGTTGCCGCACTTTCAGTTGACGAGGTTACGACCTCGCCAAGCTGAACAATGTCCATAGTCTGAAGCTTGCTTGAATATTTCACTGAAAACTCAGACGGCAGGACCGGCAACGTAATTTTTTCCTTAGAGCCGTTGAATGACAAGTGCATTGAATACTTAGAACTCATGGCTTTCTTCTCCTTCCTCTACCATTTCTTCTTCCAGCAGAGAAACAAGTATAGGTTTTGCGTATTCGTACATCACTGCTACAATATCATCGACATTTGCGTTTCCGTCAACCTTAATCGAGCCTTTACCGCCAAAATCAATAACGATTTTACGCTCCTGCGAAGCATACGGAAGAGCTGAAGACTGTGCAGCACCTAAAGCTGCCGCCGCATTTCTGAATATCGACTGTGTTTCATCAGCTGTAAATACCTTAGAACCGCCTGCACCGACAACAAGCTCCGGTCCTTCCTCGCCTGCTATAAACGCATTTGCGGCGTTATCGGTACCGTTTGCGTTATGCTGAATTTTCTCATAGACATCTGACGGCATTCCGGGGACGTAGCCTGTCGCATACTGAGATTTGCCGTTAAGGATATTTGCCGTAGCATAGGCAACGGCTTCAGAAGCCGAAACAGCTTCAGCCTGTTTGCTCTTTATCGCTTCGATATAAGCATCCATTGTTTCCAGTGCCGCTTTTCTCGATTCGTCGCTCATATTCATGTCGTTTACGGCATTTTCAAGGCTTTCTTTAACCTTGTCTACTTCCTTATCAAAGTCAGTCTGCATGCCTGCTACAGTATGCGAGAACGTGTCTTTTGCCTGTTCTGTCTTCTTGAAAGCGTCATTAAATTCGCTTACAAATTTCTTTGCGCCGTCGCTGTCAAGGTTTTCGGCCTGTGTTACAATTTCATTCAGATAGCCGGCACTTTCCGCACTGCCATCCGAAAGTTTTGCTATGAGATCATCGTCAAGCCCAAGTGAAGCCGCTTTCTTTAAGTTTTCGGAGTATGTTGTAAGATACTCATACTGGCTCGTAAAAGCGTCAAACATATCTTCAACTTTTATTTTTGACTCCGTAGCCATTGTGTCAAAAAGCCCTATCTGACTGTCAATGCTTTTTCTTGCTGCGTCATATGCTTCGTCGTATTTATCGCATAGTTCCTGTATTGCGTCCTTACTACCGTCAACAGCACGCTCGCAAGCTTCTCCATAGCTTAAAGTAGCGTTTGCGGCTTCCTCTGCTTCTTTAGCGTGGTCTTCAAGTGTCTGCCGTGCATCTTCCTGAGTTTTGCGACAGTTTTCAAGCTTTGTTTGCAATTCGCTCACATAAGCTTGAGCTTTATTGAACTCTTCAGTTGTTCCGGTATGAGTTATATTTTCAACTGTAGTCTGAATTGAGGATCCAACAGCAGAAATCAAAGAAATGGGATCCCAACTAAAATTTGCTACCGGTTCAATTTGTTTAGAAAAGCGTTCATTAACCTGGTATAATTCGTTTTGAGCGACTTCTAATTCCCTTTTTAGTGAATCTTCTATTCCCATTTGCTCTACGATAACATTTTGAGCGTTTTCAACCTTTCGCTTTTTATAGGTCTGCTCCGCCGTTTCCATTATTTTTGCACTTAAAGCGTCTATATTGTCAGTTACATTTTCAACATTTAAACCAAGCTCGGGGTACATCTCGTTAAGCGATGCAACTATTTGCTTCATTGATTCCTGACTTGCCGCCGTTTTTTCGGAGCTGTTTGCCAGCTCGTCAAGCTTTTTAACAAGATTTCCTGCGGTTTCGTACTGATTTTCAATTTCAAAATTGTTGTCTTCGTAACTGGAAGTTATTTCTTTTGCCTGCTCGATATATCTGTCAAAACGAGCGTAAAGCTCTGTCGTAGTCATTTTATTTAATTCAAATTCAGTGTTTAATTCGCTGATTTCGTTTTTTAACGCATTGGCTTCGGCAGATGTTTCGCCCATAGTTGAGCAAGTTTCTTCATATTTTTTGTTTAGCTCGGTAAGTCTATCATAATTGTTTTTGGTTGTAGCGTCCCAAGACTCGTATTCTTTGTTATTGTTTGTCAGTGCAACAGTTAATGCGGTAACTCCCGCCGCTATCGCCGCTATTACAGCTACAGTTGCCATTATTTTCGGGTCAAGCGAAAGCATCTCGACTATTTTCGGGATAAACTTTACCAGACCAGCTATAGCACCTGCTAATCCGGCAACGCCTATAGCGACCGCCAAACCGGCTATAACACCGCTTAGCACAGGGCACTGCTCAATCCACGAAGAAAACACGTTAAGCACATTAGAACCTACATTATACAGCCATTCAAGGCTCGGATTGATGTCGTCGCCTATTGCCGCCGCAACGTTCTGAGCGCTGTTGCTGAATTTCTGTGATGCGGCTTCTGTCGTATCCATCATCTTGCTATATGCCAGTTCGGTAGCTCCTGCACTGTCTTTCATTGCCATAAGAGTGTCGTTATATGCGTCACTACCTGCCTTCGCAAGTGACAATGCGCCTGTTCCCGCTTCTACCGAACCCCACAATTCGTTGAATTTTGTGAGATTGCCGTTTACGCTATCTACGAGAACGTCAAGCACATCACCTATTGATTTGCCTTCGCTCGAAAGCTCGGCGAAGGTGCTTCCGGTTTCATCTTTCAGCGCCTTGGCAACATTGCTCGAGCTGTCACCCAACTCATTAAGCATTGACTTGATGTATGTACCTGCTTCGGCTGTCGCAATACCGTTTTTAGTCAGCTGGGCATACGCAGTAGACAGATTATCCATCTCTACGTTATATGCCGCCGCAAGCGGTATAGTCTTGCCTACCGAGCTTGCCAATTCATCAACGGTCGTTTTGCCTAAATTCTGCGTCGTAACAAGAATGTCCGAAATATACTCGGTCTGATCGGCAGACAGGTTGTAAGCGTTAAGAGCCGTCGTGAGCACGTCAACCGCCGTAGCACTCGACGTAAAACCGCCTACAGCCAGTTTGTTTGCTTTGTCAACTGTAGCAATCGCATTTCCAACTTCCACGCTTGCAGAAATTGCCTGATATGTAGCGTCAGAAAGGTCGTTTACGCTCTTTCCGCTTTCTCCAGAAAGCTGCAACAGCTCATCTCTCATGCTACGCATTGACACTTTGTTGGTATCTACAAGCGTAGACACTTTTGCAACGGACGTTTCAAATTCCGCCGCACTCTGTGAGCAATCGAGTAAAGCCGCACTTATTTCCTGTGCGACTTTTGCAAGTCCGAGTGCCTGAATTACATTTCCTAAAGCTTCAAATCCTTTTGGAGCTTTCTCGCTTTCTTCGGTAAGCTTTTTTATTTTTTCAGAAAGCTCATCGATTGTTTTTTCCGCCTGTTCCAGCTTTTCTTTCAAGCTATCATAGTCGGACTGCAATACTGCTGATGATTCCGAATTTTGCTTTTGTAATTCTATCAGTTCATCGAGTTTCTTTGCAAGTACGTCGGAAGCTTCCGCTGTCTGCCCTATGCTATCTGTAACACTATCCGTAGCCGCCGACATATCAGCGGCGCTTGAAACTGTCTGAGACATCTTATCGGATGCTTTGTTTAATCCGCTTGCCACTTTATTCATTGCCTTGTCGGCAGAAGCGGCGATAGTATCAAACTTTCTGACACACGCATCTCCGGCTTTTGTGATTACATCAAGCTTTTTCGAGAAGTCGTCTATCAGCGAAAACTTTGCTTGTAATTTCTCCGCCGTATGTCTCACCTCACAATCTAACAGCAGGGGGAACGCAGGGCTTTTCTGCTTCGTACAGCTCTGATGCTATGTAAAACAACTGCGTTTCTCTTGGCATATCGTTAAACTCTTCCATACGAAGATGATGACGTTGCCAAAGAACGTGCGCCCAATACTCAAGCCCCTTGCTGTCAATTAGTTTTTTGCTTCTTCAATCTCCTCGTCTTCGCTCTCAGCCGATGCCATACCACATACTTTCATGACTGCTTCTGCAACGTAGTTGTAGTCATTGATATCATCGAACACCAGCGAAGGCATATCGGTAAAATCAAAGCAGTCATAGCTTTTCATCAGTTCTTCATCTTTAAGATCGGGATATACAAGAGCCTCTGCGATTATATGTGAAAGAGCCTTTTCTCTGTCATTGTCAACAACAAAAAGCACCTCGCCGTTTTCTGCATAAGGTCTGCCGTTCTTGCCATAAGCAACACGCTTATCCTTATATCCGTTGTTGATCTTGCGGATATCGGCTGTGCTTAACTTCTTTATCTGGAACATGATTCGAGCGCCGTTTTCGTCTACAAAGCTTTCAGGACCTAACACAGAAACGATTTCGGGCTCTCTGTTTTTCTTCATAAAATAGGATAAATTCTTTTTCATACTGTTTTCTCCTTATAATAAAACTTCGGAGCGGCTTTTTATAGCTCGCTCCGAGTTGTTTTTATTTACTTCGTTACAACGCTGTATGCGTTAAAGTTGATCTGGTCCTCAAGGAAGTTACCTGTAACATCAAGCTCCAGGAGCTTAATGTCGCTTGTTATTACACAGCCTGTAGCTGTTGTAGTTATTGATTTGTTCTTCTTGTAGTAGTCCGAAGCCTTATCATTCATCGTGCCCTGAATGGTAAACACAGGTGTTTTGCCTGTTTTGAGATAAGCGTTAAGCTTATCTCTTAACCATGTTGTAGCTCTGCGACGTGTGATAGTGCCAGTATACTTTACATCCATCCAGCGAGAGCTTTCTCCCTTGTCGCCGATACACTTGCTTGTCTGCACTTCGGGAGTAGCCGTGATAGTGCAGTTTACACCGTCATAGACTGTGTAACCGTCAAGCATTATCTTGCCGTTTCTGATTGATATATCGTTACGCATTTCTGTTACCTCCTTATCTTGTGGTTACCGAGAAATACAGCTTTTCTGCGCTGTCTACGGGAGTGATTGCTACATCGAAATACGTTGAATCACCGGAAGAACGCACCTTATCAACAAGAAAGTCCGCTTCGGTGTCGACATTCTTTATAGCCCCTTCTTCCTCGTATTCCTTGAGCAGTGAAACACCTATGCCCTCCATGATGTTCCAGCCGTCCTCGTCGTTGTCAAACTTGTTAGGCGGGAAATTATCCTGAATAGACTTTGCGATTGCGTCAAGGACACGGATCACACGGTTTTTTCTGTAGCTTGAGTCTTTACCGTCGCTGAACGAAATAAGGCTGTTGATGTCGTACTCAACCGCAACCGAGCCGTCTTCAAGGTTCGTAAAGAAAAATTCGCCGCCATTGATAGCGGTAATGCTTTCTTCGTGTGTCTTTAAGCCATTTACGGCAACTGCGCCATCATATTTCAGATAGGTGTTTGACTGCGTTTCAGTTGCCGAAGCATAAGCCGCCGCTACCCATGCTGTTACCTGTGAAACTGTAAGCGTTGCATCGCTCAGTATTACGGAGTTGGTAACGTTGATAATGCCCTCGTAGTTGCCCGCAAAATTAGGCAGAACGGCGTTTACACAACGTCCCATATTCTCACGCATATAAACGATTTTTGACTTACAAGCCGTCTGTAATGACTGTTCCGTCGAAGGAAACGCAAGTGTATTAAACGTTATGCTTTCGAGCTTATCGAGGAAAGCTGTTATATCGCTGTTTGATGCTTCTGAAGCTGTCGCATCTTCAAGAGCAACGCCTGCCACAGCTTCTATGTCGGACGAAGCAACGAAATCAATGTATTCGCTTGTCAGCTGTGCGGCGTTTGTGATGCCGACAAACTCCTCAACAACCGTTCCTGCGATATAAACATTTACGTCCCAGCCGCTTGCGGCGTTTGAAGCAACAGAGAAAGAAAACTGATTGCCTCGTGTACCGCCGTACCTAGCTGTACCGGTCAGGCCACCGCCTGTACCTGTTGCCTGAGCACCCGTTTTGGGCATATATACGATTACGCTTTTTGCAAGCTTTAACGCCTCTCTTATCATAAGCATAAACTGATTGCCTGCGTCATAAACGCTGTAACCGAGTTTGTTGTAATGCTCATCGGGAGAGCCGTTGTCAATGGTGATAAACTCGCCTTCAGGTCCGTAATCATGACCAATAAGAGGCAGTACCACAACACCTCTGTCAGACGACTGTATCAGTTCTGTTACCGAGCTCTCAAAGTTGATATAGGTGCCGGGGCGTGTCTTACCGGTACGCTTGTCAAATCTTCCACCTGCCATTTGTTACTTTACCTCCTTTGACTGCCACTGTCTTATTTTTTCTGCCATTTCGTTTACGGTAAACTTTGCGTCTTCTGCAAGCCCGTAAGCAGCACCGTCAAATGTGCTGACAGTTACTCCGAACAGCTTTAAAGCGTGCTGACGAAGCTGTTTTACAGTAAAAACAAGCTCCGTTTTTTCGCTCTTTGCTGTTGTTGCATTAGTGTTTTTGCTCATGTATTCTCCTTTCTTGAGATAGAGCACATCACATCATCAGCTGTAGGCTTAACCTCTCTTACATCTCTGTAAAATTCAGTGCTTCGCCAGCCGATGTCTATGCTTTTGGCACAACTATCATTTGCGTTTATTTCGCATTTTGTTATGCGTATATAATCATCTGTCGGCTGACCGTCAGAGTCAACGACAGGGATCAGCATAGCATTGTCACGAATTGCTTTTGCAATCCTTATAGCGTTTTCATACGCTAAATCGTCATTAGTCGCAAACACAACCACGCTCCAGCTGTATATAAACGAATACGAGGAAACGGTGTGTTCGCTTGAAGAAACAACAGGCGAGGGGAAGAAAACAGACGGAACAGCAAAATTCTCTCGCATTTCTTCATAATACGGCACTGTACCCTCCACGGCGTTCTCGATGATGAATTTTGCAATACTTGCCGTTTCGCTTGTAATAATCATTCTCCCACCTCACACACATTGTCAGAATATATCCAACAGCTCCGCCATGTAGCTGTCAAATATCTCGCCTATTTGCCCTTCCATTTCCAGAAGAGCTTTAGCAAAAAATTTTTTGCCTTCAATATACTGCCGTTTCAACATCATTCCGCCTTTGGCGGTGGGGTCATAAACAAACTTATCTCCCGTATCGCCGCTTTTCCAGTAGCCAGGAACAAACCTGTGCGTAACATCTTCCCCCATGTTCCAATGTCCGTTTTCGACAAGGTAAGCGTACCTGACCTTGCTGCCTACAGTAATCGAGTTCTTATCGACTTCCCATATACTGTTGGTGTCACCAAACGTAAAGCTTGCAATCATGTTTGATGTTACTACAGACTTACACTCTATGATGTTATCCGTAACTTTGTTCAAAAAGATTATTCCCCATTCATTCAGCACGTTGTTTATAACCTGCTCGACAAGGGGACGCAGCTCTTCAAATTTGTGCAGATAATCTTCTATCTGCGAGTAATCAAAGCTTACATACTTCTTGTTCATATCTTTTTCTGTTCCTCTCTGCGAGTCAACATAACAAAAATATGATGATTACGGATATTTCTCGGCACTTCGGCGGTGTATTCGTATCCGGTTTCCGTGTCAACAATTTTATCATTGATACGGACATCTGTAGATGCAGGAAGCACCAGCTTTACAGAAGCGGATACGGCGTTATACGCAGGGGCAGTTTGAAGGCTCAAGCCTGTATTGGCGGTACAAAAATGGCATTTAACATCTGCGCAGTCAGGCTCATCGGAGTATTTAAACTCTTTTGTAGCAGGCAAGCCATAGCCAACCTGTTTTTCAACAGCCTGCAAGTGATAGATGTTGCATTTGTGATTTAGCAAAGCGTCTAAACTCATTGTAGCGCCTCCTTTTACAGCTTTCTTAAATTCATAACGACCTTTCCGCTCTGTACTGATATCACATACTCATCAAGCAAAGGAGCCAGATTTAAGTCAGATATGCTTACAAGCGTGTCATTGGCCGTGTACGAATAATCGTCGAATGTTTCCGACTTCATTTCTTTGCTTGTTGCCATTGCGTTATAAGCGTAAGCTTCCGCAAGCAGTAAGCAAGCCGTTTTCACATTTTCGGGTATCTCACCGTCAGCAAAATTGTTATGCGTATAGTTCGTGATTGCCGCCATAGCTCGCTTTATATCTATGGCAAGCTGATTATCGCCCCTACTTTTTACTGACGGATAGTTTGTGTAGCTCCTCAGCTCATCAGCTGTTATCCACGTCACACTCACCGTAATCAGCCTCGCATTCTGCGTTGTCAGCTTCAAGGTCGGTTATCGCTTTTACAATATCCGCCTTTTTCTTTAACGATGTTATATCAATGCCACGCTCGGCGGCAATAGACTTTAACTCGTCAAGCGGCAGATCCTTATATTCAATAGGCTTTTCTACTGCATCGACAAGTTCAAAATAGCCGTCTGCAATAAGCTTGTCGGCAATATCCTTGTTTTCAACCGATACAAAAGGGCTGTTCCTTGTTGCAGAAACAGCCCCACTGTATGAAAGCCCCTTGATAAGTCTTAACTTATACATAGCACCCTCCTGTATTATGCAATACCTGTGATGATAGCTGTTGCATCAGCTTCCTCGATAATTGCGTCAAAGTCAAGATGCACCGCATAGAAAATCTTATCCTGCATAATAGATTCCTTGTCGGTATCTGTCTTGCGGATCTGAACACCGTATGTATTAACTACGATAAGGTTGTTGGGGTCGGTAAGCAGAATGCAGTCATCGGCGATTGACGGACAAGGAATTACGGGTATCTTTGCAGGCTCATTGTACATTGACTGAGGTATCATGCCACCGGCTGTAATAGCCTTGTTGAGCAGGTAAAGTTCCCACTCCTGCGCTCTGTGGGGTGACATAACCCAACGGAGCTTGCCGTTATTGTACTTGTTCGGCATGGACTTCAGCGCATCATAGAACATATCAAGTGACATTGCACCGCTGTTTTTGCTTGAAACGTCAACGATGTGTCCGTTAGCCTTAATCTGCTTAATCCAGCCGTCATTGATAGATAAGAAGTCGTAATCGGGAGTAGCCGCCATAATCGGATTTGTTTCTCCGTCCTTCTTACCTGTGTCATACTGTGCAGGTGTTGCCTCGTCGCCATTGAGATAGAGGTCTTCGAGGTCTACACCGAGCTGTGTAGTCATGAGATTTGTAACTGTTGCTTCAAAGCTCTGTCCCTCGATGTTTTCTCTGAGCGTTTCGCCCGTAATCTCCCAGGGTAATCTTATGGCCGTTGTCTTGTACTCAACCTGTGACGGTGTTACAGTTGCTCTGTAGCCATCGTCGGTGTTTTCGACTTTCTTTCTCACGATACGCTTTGCAATGCCGATCTTGTCAATGTAGCCCGTTCTTGCTCTGCGCATTTCGTGACGTACTGCACTTGCAAGCGGTGTAGCGTCAAATGTCTGCTTGATAAACTGCTTAGCCTGTTCAGGATTAAGCAGACCGCTTGAAATGGAGTTGGTGGTAATTGTACCTTTGATGATCTCTTCGTTCTGGAACATGGTTCTTTTTCCTCCTTAGATGATACCTGCAAGATAGTGCTTCTTCTTAGCACCGTCCTTAGACTTGTTTACGTCAGCCTCATCGCTCTGCTGTGTTGTGCCTCTCTGTGCGGCAAGAGCTTCCTTGAGCATTGCAGGAACTGCCTCCTTGACTGCCTGAGTAATCATTGTGCCGATTTCTTCTTTTGTGAGAGGTTCTTCTTTTTTCTCGGCATCCTTTGTGTTGTCGGCCTCTGCACTCTTTTCCTCGGAGCTTGCCTGCGATGTGCCGCTATCTGCCGCCTGAGCTTCTTCCTTGATGATCTTAGCAACTTCCGCCGCAATAGAGCCGGCAGACTTTTCTATCGTTTCAGAAACGATAGCCTTCATTTCGTCCTTTGTCACTTCTGTTTCCTCCTGTTTTTCGCCGTCAAGTAATGACAGCAGTGTTTTTATGATACCTCTGCGCTTCTTCGGAGTGGCATCACTAAATGATTTTTCGAGATTGTCAATGTCAACGTCTTCGGTAGCATACTCACCGGCACCGCCCATTGAAAAGCCGGTAATCTCGCCTTTTTCAATGCGGTTCCAGATTTTATCGTCTGAAATCTCTACCGTCATCAGCCAAGTGCCTTTTTTGACTGCTTTGTCGCCGAGCGAAAAATCCGCTTTTGCAACCCAGCTCTCTACGACCGTAGCCGAAGAAAGCGGCGAGAAGCTATGCTGAACATCAACCATATTGCCGTTCTTTGCATACCACCTTGCCGCCTTGACTATCTCGTCTTCTGTCATGAAGTTGCCCTGCGAGTCTTTTACCATAGGCTCATAGACAATGCCTGTGACATAGTGATTATCTGCGTCCGCCTTTACTATCTGCCCGCAGGTCGTGAAGCTTGCTTCGCCGTCCTTATTTTTGGTAACAAGGAAGCTCTGAAGATTTGCCGCCTTATCGACAAGCGACACAAAACGTATTCTTGCGTTTCTTATCTCGATTGCCTTTTCGATATTGTTCATATCAGTGTCCTCCTTTCTGATTTTGAATATAAAAAAAGCACCCGTTAAGGTGCTTCATTCCGATATATTACCAACAGGCTTCTTGCGGTATTTCCTTGTAGTCATAGCAACCACCTCTTACAATTCAATGCACTCGATAGCCGCTCTTACCTCAAGACTTGCGATATATTCGCTCATTGCTTTAACCTGAAAAGCATAAGCGGCTTTCGGACAAGTGGGTGTAAAATCAAGTTCGCCCTTATCCCACTTTTCAAGCATTGTCTGCAACTTTTTGAAACGAATTACAAGCTGATAATATTCGGCCTTAAACCGCTCCTTGTAGTCAGCACTTGCCATAAGTGCAACCGTGTCTTTAAGTTCCATTGTAGTTCTTCCTTTCTGTTTTTGGGTATAAAAATACCGCTCCAAAAGGGGCGGTAAAATTATTAAATTTGGTTCAATTTGCGCCGAACTTCACAAAAAACGGCTGTTTTTGCAAAGTTTGTGTTAAAAATCAGCTATAATTGCAAATTTACAAACAGCTCACTGCGGTTATTAGTTAGAGTCGTTTTGTTCTTCATCAGGTTCAAATCCTATTCCGTTGTTGCAATTTTTTCTTTTTTCATCGTCAATATAGGCAAAATGTTCATAAGGGATTCCGTCAGGGAAAGCCTTGCATTTCCATGTAAATGGAGAACGTTCTCCCTCAATAAAATTTGCACATCTCATACATGGCTGTCTACCTATCATAAAACCCCTTCTTTCGATAAATAATCAATAACTTTAATGACGTGTGCGTTAGATTTTTGACCTTGCAAACGGTATTCAGCTACACAATCCGCAAAATACTCTGAAATTGTCATATCGTTATCCACATAATGCTGTGATTTTGCAAATGACTTATGTAATTTGTTAGCATCACTTGATGCCATAACTTCATAAGGAATCCTAATATGTGCCGCCTCGTGCTCAGCAATGAATTGAATTGATTTTGCCTGCTTAGGCATAATTTTCTTGCTTGACCAGTCTTTTAAAGTATCTTCAATTGCGTTTTTGCTGTTGAAGTATTTTGAAGATATGTACAAACTGTTTTCGTAAGGCTTATAGCTCGAAATGCAACAGGGATCACCTTCGATTACTTCCACTGCTTTTATATTTGGAAGCACGAGCCCTGTTTCTTGCCTTATTTTATTCATTCGTTTTACAAAAGGTTCAAGAGCATCGGCATTTTTAAGCCCGTCAAGCTGTATATTTTTTTCTTCAAGGCCAAAATCGTTTATTAAAACTTGCTTAACTCGCTCTACAGCCTCAAAATCTTCCTTGACTTCATATTTAGAAAAATCAGGCGGCTTTTGAACGGGGCATTTTGTTTTGCCCATTCTCATTATACCACCGTTTTCCTGATTGTCAACCGGTAAACCTGCAATCTGCTTGTGTTTTCCGCTCTTTTCAGCATAATTCTCGTTAAGCATACGAATATTGTCACGTTGCATTTGTGCCTTTTGCTCGGGCGGCAGGGATTTTAAATCTTTGTCTATAACCGCTTCAAGTATGCAGTGACAGTTGATTGCTTCTGCCGCAGGCAATGCGGTGTCATGTGGTAACATCGGGTGATATGTAGCACCGTCACGTCCCGTCAGCGTAAACGGCTGGTCTTTCGGCACTGTCTGACCGCTAATGTTGACGTGATTCTCTCTTGAAGCTGCACCCTTTGCTCCTGTATGCCTCCACCGCTTAGCATTTACAACGGGCGACTGCCGAAGGGCTTCGTATTTGGCGTAAGCGTGTGTACGCATCATTTCTGTTTGTGCCACTCGGCGAGCTTCGTAATATTCGTCACGCAATCTACCGTCAAAGATACGTTTAGCCGCATCGTCAACGCTGTCGCCGTTGTTTATCGCTTCCTGTATGATATTACTTATCTCATCGGTAACGTGCCTTAAAACCGATGTACCTGCCTGTACGCTTGCTTCGCTTACTGCCGCCGCTGTCGGTGCACTTATTTCCGTCACCGACAGTTCAGCGTCCGTCTGCCGTATGTACTGATCTGCCGATGCTCGCAACACATCGCCGCAGGTTTCTTCAACCGCCTGCGAAACTGCTTGCACAAGCTCCGCATCAGCTTCCGATTCTGTGGTGTGGGAGGACAGAAAAGAAAAAAGACTTTCTGAATTAAGCAGAGAAGTCTTTTCGCTTTTATGCCATTTTTTCATTGCTGTTGCTATACGCTTTTCAAGCAAGGATATTTGCCGAACCGTCATCGCTGCAAAAGCTATACCCATTTTCTTCAGCTTATCGTAAAGCTTGTCGTTGTCTTTTTCGATTATCCTGTTAATGCACTCAATGATTTCGGCATCACAGCAAGCTTTTCTATCCATAGTGTTTCTATTCCTCGAACCTGTCCCGTATTGATTTAAGCACCGATAGAACGTCATCGGAGCTTTTGGCTATCAGTGTATCGTCTGTCGGTGCAGGAGAAGCGGACGACTGCTGAGCAAGAGCTATAGGAATGTTTCCCCATTCGTCCGGATAGTCCTCGTATTCATCGCCGAGGAACTTGTATGTTACTTCTTTTGCCTTGTTCGGCGTTAAGCCACCTGCACGTTCTGTAATGCCGAGTATCTTTGAGAGATCATCGGGATTGCGTATTTCGGGTGCTTTGAATGCTATATGAACGTATTTAAAGCCATACCCGTTAAGAAGCTTGTTATTGATAATCCACTCAAGGCTTGCTCTTTCCGGCTGGAAAACCTGCTGTTCCGTGACTTCCATTGCTACCTGGGCAGTTGCTCTTGTATAGTCGGAACTGTAGCCGACATATATATCGGGAAGCTGAAAAGCACTCTGTATCCTGCGGCGGTTGTTGTCAAGGTACTCCTGAAACAGCTCGTCTTTTTGCAGAATAGGCGCAAGGTCTTTTATTTCGACCTCAGGGCGTTGTGTATTTTCAAAGCCTGTGTCGCTGTTTAAGCCTTCAAGCTCCAGCACCATAAATGCGTGCTGTCCCTTTTCGCCCTCAATTTCGGTTATGTTCTGCTGAAGATTAGTATAGCTCTTTTGGGAGAGCGTACCGCCTTTGACAAGTATCGCCATAGGCGTGTGTCTGCCTTTTCGGAAGTAGGTGTTATTAAGGTTCTCGGCTCGTCTTGAGCCGTCAACGCTAAGCGTCTGACCTATCCAACGCACCTCACCATAAGGCATACTGCCGATTTTTATTTCAAGTATTTCATTTGCCTGATACTGAGCGGGGATTACTTCGTCAACGTAATCGCCGCTTCGGATGTCAAGCGTTCGCTTGTCGCCGAATTCCTTGAAATAAACGTACTTACCGCTTACCTGCTGTCTGTATTTGCGGAAACGCTTTTTATAGGTGAACGGGACACCTTTATCCATGTACTGCACCTCGAACCAGTCCTTTGAAAGAACAGATTTTTGGATAGTGTCAACGTCTCTTATGTTCTCAATCTGAACTACATCGCCCATAGCATTACGAATGATTTCAATGTACGCTATTCCGTATATTTCACGGCTTCTTATGGCTTCCTTGAAAACCCCTTCGATAGGCTTATCGAAATTCATCAAAGACAGTATCTTTTCAGCTTTTGTGTACTCGGCTGACATTGATTCGTCTTCGCTTTTGTCATCGCAGTATTCTATGGAAATTCCGAAGCCGGCTATATTGCGCTCATAAGCAGCTACGCACTGCGGAAGTGACGAAGAGTGTCTGTACATCTCGTAGAGATCCTGAAGAGGAACAGGCGGTTCAAGCCATTCTCCGGCCGTGTACTCGTCTGTTTTTTCCATAGCCGTGTCCGACAGGGCTTTTTTTATCGGTGCGTCCACAAACTTGACACCTATCGTAACAGACGGCTTTTTCTTTTCATCAGACATTTTCAACATCCTTTCAGTCCTTCTTTATCGGCAGGCATAACAGCAATACGCAGTCTGCCTCATCTGGAGAGGGTAACCCTCTCGCCTTCATTTCTTTTTTGCTTTCGATTTTTATAACCGAGTTTTCAGTCATTGTATATTTTCTGCATGACAGCTGTGCTATAAGGTCATCGTCTTTCGGCAGTACAAGTTCTATCGGCTTTGCTTCACCGTTTTTGTCAGTATCAGACAACAGCTCTTTCACGACAGACATCATATAGGTTGTCGTATCATAATAGTAGCGGTGACGTATCCTCATACCGAACTTGACAGGCACTACCTTCATGCGCCCGTAAGTTTGCGGATCAGCCTTGCATATACGGCGTAATCTGTCAACAACGCCGCCACCGACACCTCCGTCGTCGACAGTGACGATGATTTTGCCTTTATATTGGCTGTATCTGTCTATCAGCTTTTTGTAGCACATTGCTATGTTATCAGCTGTACGCATCGTGTCTTGCCCCTGTGCCTTTTCGTAAAAGCTCACTTTTTCGTCAACCTTTATGCCGATAATTGTTTTATCATCGCCATATCGGGCAACGTCACAGCCGATGCGCACGGTAACAGGAACAGGCTTCTCATCGATAACCGTATTTGCCGATCGTTCAAGTGCAGACAGTGTTATAAACACATCGTCTTCCTGCTCGGGAAAATCCCCATATATACGAACACGGGCGAAATTGCTGTTTCGTCCGTATTTTTCAAGCATTGCGTTTATGTTTTCTTTATTCGTGCGAGGGCAGTCAAGCGAAGAAACACGATACGTCTTGAATAACGCACGGTCACGATTGTGGCTGTCAAAGAACACGCCTGAGGTTTTAGTGGGGTTGCCACACATCAGCAGTTTATTGTTCTTGCCAGACAGCGTACCGAGGATAGCTTCGATGATTTCATCGCTGACACCCGAAGCTTCGTCTATAATAAACAGCATATTGTCTTCGTGGAAGCCCTGCATATTCTCGGCTGTAGTAGCTGTTCTTGCTGTCGCAAACCACCGCTCCGAGTAGCCTCTTACTTCCACTTTGGTTTTAGTCCATTTCAGCAGAGCTTTAAGGAGTGGGCTTTTGCTTATCCACTTTGACAGCTCCGCCCATAACACGTCATTGAGCTGTCTTGCCGTAGGAGCAGTAGCAACAACTCTTGACATAGGAAAACACGACAAAAACCACAAGGCAATAACCGCTTCGATACTTGTCTTGCCGACACCCTGACCACTGCGGACAGAAACTTTCGGCACTGTAGCCACGTCCATAAGCACACCGCTTTGCCATTCGTCAGGCACGAAGCATACTACTTCGTTAGCAAACAGCACAGGATTTTTTCGGTAAAGCTTAATGCGCTCGGCGATAAAGTCTTGTCTATTCAACGTTATCACCGTCCATAATTGCTTTTATCCAATCGTCAATCGCCTCATCCCCGGTAGCTTCGCTACGGTTTTTGCGTATATCAGCAAGCTTGCCTATAGCCTCAACTTTTGCTCGCTGTACTTTTGTCAGCTCTGCTTCAAGCCGTTCTATGCGCTTATAGCTGTTTTCCGTCATCGTCTGCATCTGGAACGCATCGCCTGCAAGGCGTTCGCCCTTTGCAACCTTTTCCTCGATTTGCTCATTATACCGCTCCATTTCTGAAGCGTTCTTGAAGTTACGCTTATTTTCAACTCGCATTACGCCTGTTATCAGCTGGTGTTCTTCCTGCAAAGACGCAATTGCTATCAGTATGCGGCGTTCTCTTAAACGGTAAAAGCGGATTTGCTCAAGCAGCAGTTCTTCTTCGTCCTCGTCCATACTGTCCCATAGCTCTTGTTCTTCTTCGCTCAATCCCTCGCCATACATTCGCATTGAGTAACCGCCGTGTTTTAAGCTGTTGGTGTTTCCTTTCGGTGCGCCGTGTCCTTTTGCGTTGTGATTGCCTTTCGGTGCGCCCCGCTTGCGTTTAGTAACGTTACCTTTTTTCTTTTCGGTAACGTTACTTTTGCTATCCCATTTATCCTGGCATTTCCACTTACGGACAAGTGTTTCAGGTTCGCCGAGTTCTTCCGCTATAGACTTCAACGGTTTTGTGCCGTTGGATTCTTTCCACATCTCGTACGCCCTATCTCTGTTAGGGCTTCTTTGTCTGCCCACCTATCCCACCTCTCCGCTTCGGATTTTATTTAATTCGTATTTTCACAGCAATCTTCTTCGGCAGAACGCCTTTTTGTGAAAAAATAAAAGAAAGGAGTATCCAGTAAAGCGATACACGCCTTTACGAGATACTGACCTATAACCATATTTACGACAGCCTGAGGATTATCCCACAGCCAACCAAAACCAACACCAAAAGCGATTACGCAGAATATTGCGGTATCTACAAGCTGACTTGTAAGCGTTGACACATTGTTCCATATCCAGCGACCGCCTTTTGTGCTACCGTGTTTCTTTATGTATGTGTCCCTTATTTTGTGGAAGATTGAAACATCTAAGCTCTGGCTGATGAGATATGCGGTCAGGCTTCCGAGTGTAAATATCCAGTTCTGCCCTAACAGCATATCATAGGCTTTCTGCGTTTCTGCCGAAACTGTAGGCATATACTGCGTCACCATTATGATGAATGTTGCGAGCAGCTGTGTGGCAAGCCCTATCCACACTATGCGATTAGCTGATTTCTTGCCCCATTTTTCGCCTACAATATCTGTTATCAGATATGTTAAAGGGTAACAGAGCACAGCTCCGGGGATTGTTATTACGCTTCCGAACAGGTATATGCCTGTGTCGATTACCTTGCAGGCCACCACGTTCGATATGACAAGGCAGGCGCAAAATAGCGCTGTCATTATATTTAAATTCTTTTCGCTCTTTATCATTTTTATGTTCTCCTATCATCTATCAAGGTACTGTTGAAATCTTATCCATTGCTTGAGATTATGTGCGTCCAACACCTTATAATCTTTCAGCCGTGTGTTTGTGGGTCTGCCTACCTGTGTCATTCTGCCGTCCTTGAACAGATATATTCTTGCATATCGTGAGCCTATCGTCCACGACGAACTATCAACACTGTAGAAGTCATATTTTTCTACGTCGGCAGGCGTAAACCCTAAGCCGTGTACTTTGGTGTTATGCGCTCTTGCATAGCTCAGCAAAGAGTGTATGTATTTATATTCCGCAGGCTTTATATCTTTGATTGCAAAGCCGCCTATTGCGATATATGAGTATTCGGCACACAGATTTTTAAATTCTTCTATGCCTCGGCTCTTGTGCCATACCGGTATAGCTTGTTTCTGTGTCTGACATTCAATTCGTTTGCGGTATTCTTTTACTTTGTCATATCCGACAAGGCAGTCAATATCCAACTCGAAAAAATATTGAATGTCATTTTCGTTGATAAAGCGTATGTACTGCGATATGTAATCGTTCCAGTCGGGCATAGCTCCTTTGGAGTTTGACATAAATGTAAATGCCCCCGAATCGAGCAGAAACATATCGGTACTCTTTATCAACTTTCTTTGCCACTCTCGGTAATAGAAAAAAGCCGTCAGCAAATAACGGCTTTTCATCAATTCGTCTTTTAAATACTGCTTTCCCTCTGAGCTTGCAAGGAACAGCTTCACGGTGTAAAAGCGTGACCACATTCAGGACAGATCACGCTTTTGTCTTTTTTGTCCTTTTCCTCATCATCGCTATTTTCGGGCTTTTTCTCCTCAAAAATGTCCTCAAGGTCATCAAGGCTGTCATTGCATATCAGAGATTCATCAAAACCCGTAATGCTGACATCGAAATTACGCCCGCAAAGCTCCTCAATTTCGCTTACAACGGCATTCATATCAAAATAGGATAAATCACTCATGCGATTGTCCGTAATGATATACGCTCGTTTCTGCTCGTCTGTGAGCCCTGTAAGGATAAAGCAGGGGATTGATTTAAGGTTTTCGGCTTTTGCGGCAAGCACTGCTCCGTGTCCTGCGAGTATGGTGTAATCCTCGTCAACTATAACAGGCTTTGCAAAGCCAAACTCCCGTATGCTTCTCTGTAGCTTTTCTATCTGCTTCTCAGAGTGTATACGGGAGTTTTTTGGGTGTGGTTTGAGCATATCCGGCGAGATATACTCAACATTTCTTTGATTTTTCATAGGACCTCCTTAATACTTGAGCATATCCGGCGAGATATGCCGCTTCTTTGCTACTAAGGAGAAACTACATATAGGATTTTACGATAACATTGTATCACGGACCGTTTGAAGTGTCAATGAAGACTTTTTGAAATCACACATTAAGAAACATATCGATTCCAAAGAATAGGGTAGACAACTTACTTACCGCCGCTTCGATGTCGAGATATACGGTTCTTGGCTCTATGCTTTCTTCACGTGCGATTTCTTCTATCGTGAGCTGTTCGTCAGAAATGTATCTGGCGGTGATTACTCTGCTACGCCGTTTTTCCAACTCATCGTTAGATTTCTCAACGAGGCTGTTGTATACGTCAAGCATTGTGTCAATATGTGATACGATTACCATAGTACGCACCGCACTACGCTTTATACTGTCAATTACAAGCTCTCTGCGGTCGTCATCCTTTATCCACAAAGCTTCGAGTATATCAATAGCGTGCGGTGATGTTTCGGCGTTATATACTGCATTCGCAGAATACGCCTTGAACTCACGGTAATGCTCCAGCAACAGTTTAGTGTTACGAAGCCGCTTTGAGTGTTTTTTCTTTTCAAGTTCTTTCTTTTTTTCAGCTTCTTTTTGAATAGCGGCTTCGGCACCTGCTTTGGCTGCTATTCTGATGATCTCATCTTCTAAGTAAGTAGGCATAAGCTCCCCCTTTGGCTTTAAGTCCGAAATCTTCTGTTGTAGCAGCACTGTATAATTTATTTCTATCTGTATTCTTTTCCTGTCACTTTGTGCTTGAGGGCTATTCGTCCGACAACTTCAAAACCTGCAAGCTCTGCAACCCTCTTGATTGTCTTGACGAGGTTGCCGAGGATTTCAAGCGTTTCCGCTTCTTTTCTACGTTCCTCACGACATATATTTTCATACGCCTTGCCTGCCGTCGGATCTCGATAGCCCTCGGAATTGATGTCCATACGGTTCGTTTCCAACATTACACCTCCCTTAACATTTAATTGTTATCTTCAGCTGTCTGCCAAGCCATTTTAAACCGTCAGTAGTTAATGTGTACCAAACACCTTTTCTGTCGGCTTCTCTCGTTATGAGAAACCTCGGAAGTTTATCTAATATCGGCTCGCCGTCGGGATTTGCACCCCAATAGTTGCGATACGGTTTATAAAACGCCTTGCCATGTCTTCGGTATGGTTTTACATAATCAAGCCCTACCATATGGCTACAATATTCTACAGCTATTTTTCTTTTGTCTTCTGTCATGGACATTTCGATGCCCATATCAATGCCAATGTTGCCGAGATATTCATCGTGCTCTTTATCTCGTTTTTCTACCCAATTCTTCGGGTGCCGGCAACCCAGCATACCGTCAGCATGTTCAATACCATAGTCACCTTCAGCTTCAATGCAAACATCATCTTCGGATAACGGACATAACGGGCAACAGTCACATCTCATATTGTAACTCCTCCTTGTTTTCGTTGGCACCCTTTGGAAAATGTATCACATCTCCGTTCCTAACAGAAAATGTAGCCGTAGCTATTCTCAGTTTACCGTCTGATTTTCGAGTTCCTAAAGTCGTTAATAATACAGCACCGTCATACTCATCAGCCAGTATCAGCGTTATTGTTTTCACTGTTACTCCTCCTTGCCCAGTTGCGCATAAGCCATTTCATAACCGACTGCCCATAGATACACACGCATATCTATACTACTTCCGCAGTCATACAGCCACTCATAATACTCATAGTACAGTTCTTGTAAAAAGTTTGTCATATCTGTCGAATAATGCGGTTTGGTATCCGAAAACCAATTCTCATCTATATCCGATTTTACAGCGTCCCAGAGTTCTTCTTCTGTATCAACGGAATACCATAAATGCTTTCTGCAGGCATTCAGCAGTTCTTCGGGTTCTAATTTCATGTAGTCTTTCAGTTGGTATTTGATGTCTTCAAAAGCACTGTCCGGATCGTAGATGTATTTATCGGTCGAGCACTGAAATTTGCTTGTGAAGTAATGGACATCTTTGAGATAGCATCTCATTTGTCTGGGACTGACCGCATTGTACCACGTTGCAATGCAATCTCCCAAGTCGCCGCTTATTATCAGACTTCCTCTTTTTTTATCGAGAATGTAATTAACGTAATAGTCGATACTTCCATCGGCTTTGCGCCAATCAATAATCATATACCGGTCAGTGTCCTGTATCAACGTTGCTTTATGCGCAGCAAACCTTTCCTTACATTTGTTCAAGATTTCTTCTTCAATCATTTGTCGTACTCCTTTCTCTCAAAACACAGCTTCTCGCCAACAAAAGTATGCTCATAGTCACATCTGTCTGCGTTCTTGCAATAATCGGCTTTCGGGCACGTTTTTTCAAACATTTTGCGTAATCTTCTTGAACGTCTTGCGCTGTTATAGCGTTTATTATTATAATACCTCATGTGTTACGCCTCACTTGCAAAAGTATGGCTTAAAGATCATGATAAACTTGTGCCATGTGTCATTGACGAGCTGCGCCCATCGTTTTTTTAGTGGTACATATGACGGCGGAGCAAATATATCTTCACAGTCACCCAGAAGCCGCATCATGTTATCAAACTCGCAAAATCTCTCTGCGTCAATAGGATTACCGAAAATATTGCCGTCTTTATCTTTCCAAAACAGCGCAAAATGTGAGAAAATTCTGTCATTAAAGGCTTGAATAAATGCAGTTTCTTTTTTCTCTTTTTCTGCATACCATTCTGCAAAATCATCGTATTCGTGTGCCCGAAAATATTCCGCTCTCTTTCTCCTGCCCCATCCGAGAATAAAGCGGATCGGCGGTATCAACCGACAAGTATCACGAAGATCTCCGAAGATATAACACCCGGCATCGTCATAATCATCACATCCGGGCATATATTCGCCACCCCAGCAGAACGGACATTTGTCGCAGTGATACTCACCTTTTATGTAGTAGTCAACAGCTTCTATTCTATCAAATTTTTTCATCTTTGCTCCTCGCTAAATGATCATACTCTTTTATAGCCGCTTTGACTTCCTCAATGCTCTGACCGTGCTTAACGCCTACAAAGATTGACGGCGGTGCAGGCATTTTCTCGTTGATAGGTCGCCAAAGATGTAAACAGTTCGGTAGGTTGTTTACATACTCGTTTTTCGCAGGGTGGTACTGCACTACCGTTTCATCGCTACAGAAGAACATATCTTTCAGCTTGCACATTTCGTCCCATGTCGGCGTATAAGAACGCTTGAACGGGCTAATACTGACGTGTTCCCACCCGCCGCCGTTACTCCATACAACCGTTGCGAAGCTTTTGCCGGCTTTGAATAACACTCCGAGCCCTCCGTCTACAGCGATATGCTGTATCATCAGGTTAGACAGCTCTTTTATTTCATTCAGGGTTTTCATTGGTTACTCTCCTTACTTTTTCATTCGTATGGGCTGTAGCAAGCCTATAAAGCCGCCTGTACTCTTGACTATAATCGGCTTTCCACTGCCTGTTACAGTCAGTGTTATTGACGGATTATCTGCACCCGCAGCGTGAAGCATTTCACTCATATAATCACCGTTAAATGCTACACTCACCGTTTTATCGACAATGTTTTCTATCTCGATTTCTTCCGAAAACGATTCAAGGGAGTCGGTCGTTTTAATCGTTACTGTATTAGCATTTTCGTCAAGCATCATGACAATTGCCGAACGCTTTGTTCCCTCGCATATTTTTGCTCTTTGAAGTGCATTGAGAAGCGATACGCTGTTGATTTTCAGCTCATTTTCGCTACTGGAGCTTGCAAGCTCCAGTAGCGGCTTGTAGTTAAAGAAATTGTTTTCCAACAGCTGAACAAATAGCGTGTATTCTCCTGTTTCAAACGCCAGCTGATTTATACTGCTTGTCTTTTTAAGCGTGATACCGTTGCCGTTTGAAATTGACAAAAGCTTTTTAAATGCAGCTTTAGGTATTACCGCTCTGATCTCGCCGTTGTAATCAACCGAGTTTGCGGCGAGTTTAATTCCATCGCTTGCGATTATGTTCAGTTTGCCGTTTTCATCGCTGTCAAGCAAAACGCCCATCTGCGCCGGTCGTGTCTCAATAACGCTACAAGCGTATGTTACGCTGTTGGCCGCCCGCAGAAAATCATCATCGGCAAACGCCAAAAGCGTGTCATTTGCTTCCGGCTCGCTTACATGATAGATTGACGGTGCAACTGTAGCAAATGTTCCCTTGTTACGCTTGCCCTTGATAACAATTTTGTTTTTGCTCGGCTGAAGCTCGATTTCTTCATCAACCATATTTTCAATAAAGCTTATAGCAGTTGTCGGTAGTGCGAAATCTTTGATGTTACCACAATCAAAATTGACAGACAATGCGAACGCAGGATTGCTCGCTACGATTTTCCCGTCACGGAAAAGTGCGCCTGAATCCTTCATGATTACATCCTTGAGCTTTTTAAGCTTATCAGAAAGTTCTTTTCTATTGGCCATCATCTTTTAATCCTCCAAGTTTATTTTTATCGTCGGGTATTTTTCGTGCAAGCTTTTCATTTTGAGCTTAAACACTGGTGTCTGAATGCCCTTGACATCTACAATGCGATACGTTCCGTCGTTGTGAAATTCGATGAAATCAGCAACATATTCTACGCAACGTGTATTGTCATCACCTTCGGTTATAACAAAACGTGGTTGACGGCAGAAACCGGCGATTTTTTTAGCCTTTACAAGCATTTTAAGCTTGTAGTAGTAATTTGCTTCTGCTGTACTCTGAAACGTTATACCATCAATTTTACAGGCTTTTGAGCGATATTTATTCGGCTTATTGCTCTCGGTAATTGATATTCCGAGAGCTTTCAGCTGTTTTTTCGTGAGATTAAGCGCCATTGCGCACCTCTTCGTATTCGATGAAGTAGGTATATGTGCTACCGCCGTTCATTTTTTCTTTGCCGATCCTCACTTTATATCCGGCTTTTATCAGCAGTCGTGCGAGGTCCAGTCTGTCATTTTCGTTCAGAGCACCGCCTCTCTGAGGATATATTCTTATCATACGCTCACCTTTTCGCTTTCGTCTGTATTTTCCATTAAGTCCTCACGAAGCACCGTAACAAGTAAATGTCCTTGCAACGCTCCGTTGCGGATTTGTGCCTTTGTGCGTTCAAGCTCTTCAAACTCCTCGTTCCTCAGTTTCTTGCTTTTGCTTGCGAGTTTCATATCTTCGGAGCTAAGTCGCTTTGATATGATTTTCTGCCATTTGCGCAGAAACGTTTTTGCATCCTCTATGTCGGGGTTCTGCCTGTCAAATTCCGTCCGCTTTTGCCGTACTGTGCCGTTTGGCTCGACCTCAAGGGTATAATACGGCTTGTCCTTTTCGGCCGTTCGGCGCAGGAACATCAGATACGACTCCTGTACATTTATGCGGTCGAAATATCTGTCTGTTTTGTCTATACAGTGGTGCAGTGCCGCTCCTTCGGCGAGAATATCCTCTATTTTCCCCGGTATGAGTATTGAGTACGTTTCGTCTTCATACTCGTATTTTGACTTTATTTTTTGCAAAACCGCTTCTATGTTAGGATATTTCTTGCTGATTTCAACCGCTCTTAATGCACGTTCTTTGTCATCAACCTCTTTTACCAGTTCGTCGTGACGCTGCCTGAGCTTTTTCGCTCGGTACACGATAGGATCAGATGTATTCATTTTCAGCCGTTCGGCCATACCAAGATAATCGCTCCACGTCTGTATTACACCTATGCTTGTCATACTGTTTTCGGACATCTGACGGCATATATAGTTTTTTATCTGCTGAACACTCATTCTGTCGGAAATAAATTCTATATCCTCCGGTCTGATATTCTGTTGTTCAAGCCACTGTATTGTCGTATCATCATATACAGTGTTCTTTTCTTTTTCATTTTTTAGCCACTCGAGATATATAAGACCGCCGTTACTTTTTACGAGCCGTTTCATTCGGTATTTGTCGATATGCAGTGCTTTTGCCGGCTCTCCGCCGTTAAATCTATAGTCGCAATCGTAGTGATAGTTGTAAATACAGTCGTTTATAAGGCGATGTAGCCCGACTTTTGCAAGCTGTTCAACACCAGGTGAACGCTTTAGCTCAGTTAAGAATACTCTCGGATCGCATTTTTCTGTATTCTTTATGTGTTCAATAAGTCCGGTTCTGCACAGGCGATTAATGATCTTGCCACACAAATTTCTTTTATACACAGTTCCAAACCAACTGTTATAATAACTCGGAGAAGTATTGCCAAAGCAACACCATCGTACTTCACGTTGTTTATATAACTCATAGCTATATCCGATTGCTGAATTGTTGCCGTCATATATATAACGCAGTTTCTCTGCTGCATATACCCGTGCTTTTCTGCTTAATCCGCCGAATTTATCTTTTTCATAATGGCAACGAGCCTCGAAAACCCTAATTACAAAGTTATCTTCATACGGCTGAACAAGATATGCGACAAAGTTTTTGGTGTAGAATGCGCCTGTTTTGCCGGTAGCTTTATAGTGAATTTCATGACCGCAGTGGGGACAACGACCTTGTGCATTATGGTTAGGATTTTTTACTTTTACGTCATTCTCGCACCAAGTACAGTAACCGTCTTTTTCGGATTTTCTGCTGTACTCGTAAAAAATGTACTGATCTTTGATGACCGACTTAGCAATAAACTTATCCCAGTCTTTCGGGATCTGCGTTACCTTGTTCATTGCCTTGTCCCATTTATCCGTATCCTTCTTATGCCTTGCGAGCAGCTGACGTTCTCGGACTCTCTGCTGAAACTTCCGAATACCGTAATAGTCGACACAACTATCGTCTTCCTCGATTTTCAAGTTTATTTTCAGAAGTGCTCTGTCTTTGACCGACATATACTTTTTTTCTTTTGCTTCGGACCACCAGTAAAAGCTTGTGTCAAGCTTTTCTATCGTTGCATTGCTCCAGCGGTTTGCGCTGTAGTCGTAAGTAACAAAATCTTCGTTTTTGTAATCAATGAATATTTCATACGCAGGCATCGTTGCTCCGAGCCGCAAGTTCTTTGTATAGAACAAAGCAACTTTGATTATGTCACCATATATTCGGCATTTTGCATACTCCCTTGTTTCATATCTGTACTCGGTCGAACCGTATTTTTTTATCATACGGGGAGTATCTTTTCCTGCCTTTTCAACGAACGACTTTGGTGCAGTGATTTTCGGAAGCTTACTCAGCTCTTTTAATTTCATGAAGGGCCTCCATTTCTGCCTCTGTCACTATATCGCCGTATTCGTTGTACGGCACACCTGCCAACATTGATTTACCGTCAACCTTAAAAATCGAATACCACAGTATTTCTTTGCTATACTGGCTTTCTTTGAGCATACACACTACGGTGTCTTTCTGTGCGCATACTGCCATTGTTTTCCCACGGACGATAAGGAACTTATCGCCTTCTTTGCCACAAGCCATATCGTTATGTACATAGTGATTCTGTTCACGGTATGGGTGCAGCGTGATGTGTTTTGCCGCCGCCTTTACAAAATCAAGCACATCAAGCTTTTTGCGGAGCGTGAGAACAGTACAGCTTATCTTGCTGTCTATATCATCCTCATCAACATCGCCTGTTGCATCTACCTCGTAAATCACGCAGTTATCAAAGCGGTAGTATGATAAGCAGTCAAGCGGATTTTCGGCGCAGTGGAATCCATTTTCCCTGCAATTTGCCTTATCTGTGTAGTTAGGCTCATTTTCCTTGAATTTGTACTTACGGCAGGTCAGATCTTCGTTGAAAGCTTTATATGCTATCATCTTCTGTTTCCTCCACACCCATATCGAACAGTGAGGACTGTTCTAATTCTTCTTTTTCCTCGGCAGGCTTTGTTTTCTTAGGTTTATCCGCTATTTTCTTCTTAGTCGTTTCAGCCTTTTCGGCAGGTGCAGGCTTCGACCTTTCTGCTTCAAGCTTTTTCTTCAGCTCGTCATCGGAAAGCGTGTAATATTCGTCTGCAAGTGCAAATATCTCCTCAGAGGACATTCCTATCATTATTCCGCCCCGCTTGTCTGTATTGCTCATTTTACGGGCTTTTTCGTATGCCATATCCGATATGTACTGATAGCACTTGCTAAGCGTCTTGCCCTCGGCTATCACTTTTTCGGCGTAAATGGCATCGCTCATTATGCGTTGAGCAACATGATCTCTGACAGCGATTGCCGGCACATTGTAGCCGCTTACCGTAGCAGCCTCGTTATTTAATTTGGTCATAGCACTTTCTTTATTTTCCATTTGATTTATCCTTTCCTGCGGTAATCAGCCCAAGACATCGTAACTCTTTTTGAACTTTCGACAAAGCGGCTGATTATTGCTGTAGCTGTTTCTGCATCGCCTTTTGCAGATAATTTTTCTGCAAGAGCAGTTGTGTTGTAATTCGTTGTGATTATTGTCGGCAACAAGGCTTCGTAGCGTTCGTTCAGAATGCTATACAGCACGGGTACCGACCATTCTGTCACTTGCTCCTTTCCAAAATCATCTATTATCAGCAAGTCAACAGTCTTGTATGCTTCGAGGACTTCCTCTTCCGTTACTTCGCTGTTGCGCTCGTAGCAACGTTTTATATCGCCGAGAATGTCTATTGACGTTTTGCAGATAACCGGAACTCCTGTATTGATGATTGCAAGCGCAATTGCAATCGCCAAGTGCGTTTTACCTGTTCCGCACGGACCTTCCAAATATAGCCCTTTACCCTGAGTGAAGTATTCTCTGAAATTCTTGATATAATCAGTCGCCACTTCAAACGACCTTTTGTTCTCAGCGGTAACGGAAAAGCTATCTATCGTCCGTGATAGGTAACGTTTCTTTATTCCCGACTTGCCGAGTATGCTTTCAATTTTCTGCTTTCTGAGCTCTTGTTCTTCGGCAAGCTCTTTTTCTTTTTTGATTTTTTCCTGTTTAGCATCCCAGCCTTTCCAAAACGCAACCGCTTTTTCACAATCGCAACGTGGCTTTTCAAGATTCCAGATCATCGCCTGCCCCATAAGTACAACGCACTCGTAGTACAACGTTTTCCCACAGTATTTGCACTTTTCCGGTTTTGGAACAGGTTGCGTACTCGGTATTCCCAGTTCTTCGACTTCTTTGCTTGTATAGATAGGACCATGAACATTACCAATCGCTTGGTTTGAAAGGTTTTTCATTTCTTCCATTGTTCACACCGCCTTTCTCTTTTAGCTCATACACGCTTTGCCATGAACGCTCAACAGATTGTTCAAGAATCTTCTTTTGCGTTACCGTATCACCGGGCGCAAGAGTTTCAAGCTTTTTGATTGTTATTTCCATTGCGTACTCTGTCATCGGCTTGCGCATTTTCTTTCGCATTTCGATGAATGCCTGCCATGCCGGCTCAAGCTCCGGAGCAACTGCGATAGCTGTTGCGGTTTTAGTTTTATTTATTTTATTTTTATTTTCTTTTATTTTATTTTCTTTTGTAGGGTTTTTCTCGGATTTATCAGGGTTTTTCTCGGATTTACTGGGGTTTTTCTCGGAAAAACTCTCTTTGGGGTGCACTTTAATAAACCCTAACGTTGCTTCTTCGTTTAAAATCCAAACGCTGGGTTCTACAAACACGTCTCTTTTCGTGGATTTTTTCGCCTCTTGATAACGTGTCTGTATTGATGTAGCAGTAAGTAAGTTGTCCGCCGTAAACCGTGTGTTATCAAACAGTGACTTGCTTGCGAGGAGCTGTACTATCTGCCTTGTCTTGCCCTCCGGCACTCCTGTGTCTGCACTTGCGCAGCACACTAAATCATCATCGTATGCGATATAGTAGCCCTTGCCTTTGTATATCTCACAAAGCAGGTAAATGTAAATTATTATCGCATCAGTGCCATATTCCGAGCCTCGTATAATCTTGATTTTTCTATCCGAAAAAAAGTCCACATCAAAAGGAAAGTACGACAAACCGTCGCATTGAGGTCTTGCCATCGCTACCTCCTTGACTTTGTATTAAGCCTGAGCTTTTTACATAAGTATTCGTCAAGCTTTATGCCGTAGATGTAGTTTTCTTCAAACAGCTCTTTTTCTCTGATATGCGCTTCCATGTGATGTTCGTGACATAGAGCGATCGCCCTCATTCCTATGTGGACTGTTTCTTCGCGATCTCCGCCTATGCCTATGCGGTCTACATGGTGTACTTCCGCTCGTGCGTTGCATATAGCACATTTGCGGTGTTCAAGGCACATATACAGATATTTACCTATATCGTCTGTTTCGTGAAGCAGTGTGTCTTTCGTCGGCACATCCCAATGAAAACAGAACTCTATCAGGTGTGTTATAAAGTCCTTTGCCGTTGTCATATCGACATCGGACAGCGAAAACCATTCGCCGTCGTGACGCTTGATGTAGTCCCACGTCATGTATGCTCTAATAAATTCAGGCTCATGCCCGCTCCACAATGCAATGTCACGAACGATAGCGAATATCTTTCTTCTTTGGTCGGCGGAGATCCTGCGACCGTCATTCAGCCGCAGTTCTACACTGCCGATATGCTTTTGTATCAATTCCCGTTCTATGCTTTCGGGAAGTTCCAGCAACAGCTTATTGCCGTGCTTGTCAAATTTAAGTATCTTTCCGGTCGTTATCATCTGCTGCGTCACGCTCCTTGTGAGTGTGCATATACACATATACGCCGTTAGGACCTATGTTCCTGTAAATAAAGTCATCGCATTTTTCTTTCGACAGATGATTTTTCTCTGCCTGAATTTCGTAGGCGTATTCGCCTGCAATTTTCTTTTTTGCGATGCGTTCCTTGATGTCGGCTTCTGTGTGATTAGCCTCTATCATATACAGGTCGTAATTGCGGGCTGTAACGCCGTTAAGATTGTTTGTGTCGGTGGCATATATCATCTTGCCCTTGTCAGCAAAATGCAGCTTATATCCGCAATTTGGCACATTATGCTTTAGCGGTACGGGAATTATATTACATATCCCGTACCCGTACATCTTGCCGTACTCAAAAACATCTATCCGACGCTTCGGAATACCCATATCAACAAGTACCGGCACAAGCCAGCCACAACAGCCGAAACGCAGTAACGGTCTGTCCCTTGCAAGGCTTCGTATCGAAGATTTGTTGAAATGATCTGAATGAATGTGGGTAAGCAATACAAGCTTCAGCCTGTCCGCATACGGACGTATCAACTTATAGCTTACACCGCAGTCAATCAGAATGTTATCCTCGATAACCGCCGCATTGCCCTGTGAGCCGGTGGAGATTATCTCGTACTTAATCATAAGTCTTCAAGGTTTATATTCTCTACAACATCAGCAACTTCGGGCTGTGTTACTTCGTTATTACTTACAAGGTGCGGTTCTGCGGGCATTACGTCCGCTTCGGTTGCGATATTTTCAAAGCCGTCAGAACTACGCTGAAGAACGTTGTTATCGTGTTCAAGCGCTACTCTCAGCGGTTCTACCGCCATTCCGCCCCACTTGCTGATCAGCTGACGTATCATAGTCTTTTTCGCCATATCATCAAAGCTTTTGTACCAGAACGACGAGTATTTCCACATCTCGTTTGCCGGGATTTCGTTGTTTATCAGCTTTGCATATGCATCTTTACTAAACGCAGGGCTGTACTTGTCTGCATACACAAGCATTTTATCCTTGCTCCAGTACAGCGTTTTTCTGAAGCCGTCAACGTACTCAAACATTGCGTAATATCCTATAGTGTCTGTCTTATCACGCTTTTCTTCGTTTTCGATGAAGCTCGCTTCAAATTCTTCCATCAGCGGATCCCAGCGTATCAGTTCGCCGTCCTTGATTTCGTGGACGATGATTTTGCGGTACATACCGCTACGCACTGCAAGCTGAATGTAGCCTTTGTAGCCAAGAACAAACTGTGCGTTGACGCATTCGGGCGAAATCAGATTACGATTACGGTCATACTTCGCTTTCTGCTTAAACGGCACTAAATAGAACTGGCCAAGCTGTGGTGACGGCGAAAGATTAAGGCTTTCGCCGAGGAGTGCGCCTGCTACAATTGTAGATGTTTCGCACTCCTGCAACTGCGGATTGACCGCTACCGCAGATGTGATTGACGCAATAAAGCGTTTTGCTCTTTCGGGATCGGCAAGCGTGTTGCGTATCAGATTCTGATACGTTGGTGTGCTTATCGCCACCGAAAATTTAGGCTTCTTCTCGACCGGTGCATTATAACTGCTCATACTTGTAACCTCCGTTTACCAAGAAATTCTTTAACGCTTTTATTTCTTCAAGCGTTCCATTAACAGCGAATGCAACACGGTACAGCTTTGCGGGCTGTTCCTGTATCTCGGCAACAGTAGGCGGTGCAATCGCTTCCTGCTGTTCTTCGCTGTAACTTTCGACCGCCGCATTAACACGAGCCTCAGCCGCTTCATAGATTGTCTGCTGTTCCGCCTGCTGTCTGGCTCTCTCTGCCTCTTCTTCGATTGCCTTTTTACGCTCGATAACCGTCTGAATGGAATATGCGACATTGACTGTCCGCTTGTATTCAACGAGGATTTCCGGCTGTAAGTCCTGGGGCTGAGTGCCGATAAGCTTCAGCTCGTCCGCTATTCTGTCAAGATATGCAGCAACCTGTTCCTTAAGCTTTTTGGTACTTGCTGAAAGCGTTACCGTGATACCGCTTTTTTCGTAGGGGACAAAGTCAATACCCAGACTTTCTGCATACTCGTCATAGTATGCTCTGATTTCCTTTTCCTTGTTAGCCTTGATTGCGTTTTCGACAATTGCAATACGTCCCTTGAGGATTGCATCCGTCTGCTTATAGATATTCGTTACGCATTCGGTATACACTTCTTCAAATCGCTCATACGGTGACATAACTGCACGCTTGACCTCTTTGCGCTTTTCTTCAAGCTCGCTGAAATCTTTGTTAAGATCTGCTCTGAGGCTTTTGATAGCCTTGACTGTAGCATCATTACAGTCAAGCGCTAAAACGTGCTGCGTCTTAGCGTCAATCTCAGCTTTGATAAGCTGTAATCTTTCTTCGATTATCGGCAACTGTTTAATTGTGATAACCTGACCTTCCATTATGTGTAGCACCTCCTAATGTTTCTGACATCATTCTGTCTATGACTATCTGTTCTGCAATCAGCATAACAGCATAATCTATCGTTAATCTTGCTCCGCCAGCATCTCCTTCTCTTTCTACGATGCGTAAGAGCTTTGCGTGAGCCTTTGGCAATGCAATCCAGAACTCGTCCCATGTTATCGATCCGATGAGAAGCATTACCTTCATTGCCAGCTGATTATTACACATCTGGGTCGTACTCATTGTCAAGTCCCGTTCCTTTCAAATCAACCATTTCTGCAAAATCATCGTAAGCGCAAGGCCGTATATCGAGTAACGTCTGCTGCTCCCCGGCAACGGCTATCATTCTTGCCGTTCTTCCTAAATCGGTTGTTGCAGCTAAAATGTTTGGATTCTTCTTCAGATCAAAGAGCTTATTCAGTTCGTGCTTATATCCATACTGTTCCATACAAACACGATATGCTTTAGGGTGTGTCTGACGAAGAACAGACAAATGATTATCTTTGAACTGAATGTCCGTGCCGCAAAACATACATCCGTTACGCTTGATATGCTTCTCTTCGCCGTCTTTGTCTGTATATGTAATATCGTAAAGGCTCGAATACTCTACTGCATATTTGTGGATATAGTCCCAAATGTCATCATCGGTCCACATTGCGATAGGAGACACATGGTAAAACGCCCCGTCTTTTATATGAGGTCTACTGCTTGCAAAAATATGACCTCTCGTTGCAACGTTTACCATTCTTGTGTGGCTTTCTGCCGCCATAAGCCCTTTTATGATAACATCACAATCAAGCTCCGCCTGTATCTTTTCACTCGGTTTCTTCTTTAGTAGCGTACAACAATGCTGAGAATATTTACATTCTCTCAATGTGTCGTAATACTCTTTCAGTTCATCTTTTTCCGAAGCAGTGTCTGAGTATTTAAGAAAGCATTCGATGTTTATACGATGTGCATCAAGTTTTGATGCAGATTTACCGAGAAGCGGAGCTCCATATTGCTCCAAGCAATACGCAAACGTCATCTTTGTTCCTACTTTAAAGCAATTTGAACGGTCGAGAACATAACCTCTTCTTTTTGCCGCATTGATTAGTGCCTTCTGACTTTTCAGCTTACCGTCAGATTTCAAAACTTCATCAAGTGCATTCTCTTTTTCAAGCTGATTGACTATTTCCCTTGCAAAGTTGTATCTTAGCTCGGGTTCTTGCAACTCAAGAGGTTTAGTTTCTTTGAAACGTACACCGAAGTGATTGTTGCCGTAACTGCGTGCAAACTTTAAGCTTTCGGGAAATTCGACACCCGTATTACCAAAGATGCAAAACGTTCTTGAAAATTCTTCGGGTAAAAAGCGTTCTATTAAATCAGCAACAACTGTGCTGTCCTTTCCTCCTGAAAATGCAATCGCTACATTGTGGCGGCTTAACTTATATGCTTTCCTTAAAACCTCCACAGATAGGCTTATCTTCTCTTCAAGAGGCCTTTTCTGAGCCTCGATTATTTCTTTAAAGGAGTATTTTTCTTTTAGCAATTGACATTCCTTTCCGAATGTGATATACTCATCACAGTAGCACTTTTATATTTATTTCTTTGGCTGTCACAAGGACAGCCTTTTTCCTTTATACTGATTCTCTACCGACAACCTCCCTCTTTATGTACTGGCTGAGTCGCTCTATCTTCTTATGAAGATTGACACCGAACAGAGCCTTTTCTTCTTTCGTACAGCAGAAACGCATATACATCTGTGTTACCATTATGTACACGTCTGCAAGCTCCTCAATTACATCAGCACGCTTGCTTTCGTCCATATATCTTGTGCGTCTGAGCTTCAAAATTGCTTTCTCAAGCTCGGACATCTCTTCAAACAACATATCTTCCTGTGCCATCTCGCCATAGGATGCAATTGCACATCGGAGTATCTGTTCTTCATCTTCGTTTATCTGAGGTATTGACATTTTATTCTCCTGTGTTATACTTATCTTGTAGATTTTGCTTTGCTCCCTTCGGGGAGCTCTTTTTTTATTCTCTACCGACAACCTCATAGACCACTTTGTGTATGTTTGTCATACTGTAGCACGTTTCGCTTTGCGTATGTCCTTTTCTGTGGAAGTGTGTTTCTGTTGCATCGAAAAGGTGTGCATTACAGCTTTCAAAAACGAACTCACACCAGTTGCCATAATCGCCATACTCGGTGCGGAAGATGTCGCCGGGTTTCATCTCTGCGGCAGTTTTGATAATCGGCTTATCATATCTAAGCATCGTCGTCTTCGTCCTCCTCGCACTCCTCGCCCTCACAGTCTGTTACATTGATATTGTTCACAATACCGGCAAGTGCACAGGTAATCTTCATTACTTCTTCATAAGTAGTAACGGTTGTGCTAACTTTAAACTTCATCTGCTTGTCCTTTCTGCAATCTCACTGTCTATCATCGTTTCATCGTATCCTCGGCTATGCAGAACATCTTTTGCCCACGAACGCTGTTCTTCGCTTTGGTATGCTCTTAACAGACAGTCAAGGCAGTATTTCTGACAGCCATTTGGCAGTACAGTGCCGCACGTTTTGCAATGGTATTTCTTTCTGCGCTGTTCCCGATACTTTTTGTTGCGTATTCTATTTTGCTCTCTTATCGCTTCGGCGTGTGTTTTTTCGTAGCGTTTCTTGTACACGGTCTTCCGTTTTGCTCGGCACTCATCGTTACATATACAGTACAACGGATTTGCCGCCAAAAACGATTTTCCGCACACAACGCAGACTTTTTCAATTTTCATTGTCGTGCCTGCCTATCATGCTTCTGTACCACAGCTGTGCGCAATAATCAAAGCCAACCCATACAGCCGCAACGACAAGGATTACAGGGATTATTTCGCCACCAATGGCTTTATATCCACGTTCGGCAAAGGCAAGCGCTGACAGCGGAACATATACCGCTATACCTGCAAATGCTGTCACCCATACTCTGATGAACTGTGCAACAACGAAGGTAATCACCTTTTTTATTTTCATTCTTTTTACACCTCTTTCTGCGCCAAAAGCTTAGGTATGCTTGTCCTTTTTATTGCCGCTTCAATCTCGATGATTTTATCACCGAAGATTGAAACTCTCGTCCAGGTGCTTCCCGTAAGTATCGCCGCCTGATATTTTGGATATTTCGCCGGCAGTACGGTATAAAAGCGACCTTGATAAAGAAACTTGCTTGTTACAGGTCTATCCTTTACTTTCGCCATTGCACGCTATGGACGCTTTAGCTCGCAAGCTATCCAAGGCATTTCTTGCTATGCGTTCAAGAATTTTCGGCACTTCCTCAGCTCTGCAACAGTAATCAGTTGCTATTCTGACTTTCGTGTTGCCGATCATAAATTCTTCGGCAATCTTTGGCTCTGTGCACTCCATAGCTGACACCTCCTTTCGTCATTTTATTCGCCGTGGGCTTGCCCTTATGTAAACCGCCCTGTTTTTTCCGCTTTTTCGAGGTTGATGAGGTTTTCATCGGCTCTGCGGCGGAACTCTAACAGCTGTTCTTTAAGCTTCGGGATAAGAGTACGTTCATCATCGCTTAATTCGCCGTCTTCCATAAGAAGCGATAACTGCTTGATTACGTCGTCCATTTCGTAGATGGAGTTTTGTAATCTCAGTAAGGCTCTTTCGGCAGGCATCTGAGGCGGTGTCTCTCGGCAGTCCTTGCCGAGCGGGCATTCATTAGCGCAGTACCATTGCCGCAGCTCAGGCTCGTTATAAGCGTCTGCCATAAGCGCAACAACGATGTTCGGCGGTCTGTTTATATCCAGCTCGTACTTCTTCAAGCTGTCTTCCGTCACGCCTGGGATCACCTCTGAAGCTCCTGCTCGTGTGAACAGTTTTTCGTTAAACTTTGCCGCTCTCATTCGGGCTTCAAAGTATCTGTTTCCGCAAGCTTTCGTCGCCTGTTTCGACATTTAATTTCACCCCTTTCGGAACTATAATAAATACAGAAAGTCAATCTTTTTGTGTTTTCTTTCTGTTTTCCGCCGAGTGTAGCTTGTTGTTCTACTGAAATGTCAGCCTTTGGTGGCAACATTCTTACTCGGCGTTTTGCTTGCATTAAATAGAGATTTCAAGAACGCTTGCGATTGCATTTTTCATTCGGTCGCTACTGCGTTTGTTGCACATAAAGCCGTAAAGGCTTCCAAGCGGATAACCTATCTCTTTGGCAAGCCGGTCGTACTTCCAGCCTCTTATTGTAAGCTGTTTTTTCACTTCCGCTATAAATAAGCGGTTGTCACGCATTTAAACACCCCTTTTCAGACTTTTTTGTATGGAAACTTGACAAATGAGGTAAAAAGTAATATCATATACTTGTGAGGATATATGATATATACTTTTTACTCAATTGCTTGGTTGTAAGGGAAGAGGTCTGTCCTTTTCACTCACATATCGCTCGTCTTTCCGAGCCGTCATCACGCTCCTACCGATTTTTGCGCTTCGTTTGTGGTGAGCCAGTCAACATAATGCGCTGGGCTTGATACGCTCAAGCGGGCGGGCTGACGCTCTGTTGTTATCGCTTATGGGTAAGCCATACGGTTAAGCACCTGTTGAGGAATAGGTATCCTGTAGTCGACAATTTGGAAGCGGCTTTCGTCTCGCACCTCCCGATCTTCCGTCGGGTAAACGCACGACCAGCCTGTGCGGTTTCATTCCGACTAATTTTATATCCCGGATTACATTCCGGCGGTCGGTGGGTCTGGGACGGATAAGCTCCGACGGGCTTTTGAGTTGTATTTTTTCTTACAGTTTGATTATACAACGAAATTTCG